GAATCAATCGAATCAATTGGTAAATAAGCACAATTATAAATTCTATTAGGAGATATTTCAATAGGTTTACCTGCAAATTGCATACTTCTCATTGAAGGTAAAACCTTTTTATTATACACCAATTTATATACATTTTCAATTTCATCCTTTAATTCAGGATATTTTTTTATATGCATATTTTTATTCCTTGTTACTAACTCTTCCCATGTCTCTCTTCTGTTTAACTCCGGAACGTATTTTGCATACTTCATATAAACAGTAATATCAGACAATATTTGATTTGATATTTCCACTTGTTTTCTCCTAATATATTGTTTTGAGGTTATCCCATAACCCTTGTTGTGTATTAATAATTATCAATATATACGTATATTAATCTGTTAATTCACTGAATTTGTTAGCTAATCTTTTCCTTAATAATTCATCACCAGTATCCATTGTCTTCTGTGCTGCTTTTCCTTGAACTGATGTTTCTTCGTATATGTTTATTTGGCCATTTGATGTATTCATCTTACTCGGGAATGTAATACCATCAGGTCCAAATCTATTTTTTATAACGTGCCACCTACCAGTGCCCGATATTTTATCCTCTATTTTTCTACTTAAAGATATAACGAAATCGGCTGTCATTATTTTTGCATATGATTCTGCTATTTTATCTGCTCCAATTACATCCTCTTCCAATGCTGATCTATTCGCCTGTGAGGCTGTCCAAACAGGAATTTCATATTCTCCTGCCATACCTCTTAAATCCTCATATATGTTTCCAAGCTCATGTCTTAAATCTTGAGTTCTACCTGCTCCTCTTAATAAATCTGCATAATCCACAATAATAACATCAGGTTTCTTATCTTGTAATATACATTTTTCTATATGAGCTTTTAATGTATTAACTGATGCTGTTTTTGTTGGATAATATTTAACAACTAAATTACCTTCTAGATTATTAACACTTTCCTTTATTTCGTCAATATGATATTTAAGATTCTGTGCTGCTATGCCGGTAAATACTGAATCGAATCTCAATCCCACATAAGGTGCACTTAATTCTAATGTATAATGAATTACATTTAACCCATTTTTTACAGCATGTGCTGCTACATTTACTAATCCCCACGATTTACCAATTCCTGCAGGAGCTACAAATACTCCCAATTCACCGGGACCTAATCCACCATCCATTACACTATTTATAGAATCCCAATTTGTTGCAACTGTTTTACGAGTTGTTTCGGAAAATCTATCATCTACTGCAACATTATATTCATGACCGATATCTCTTTCAGATCCAGCCTTCATTGCATTATCAATATTTGTTTTTATTTGATCATATTGACCTGTTTGTAATAAATCCACCGAAGACATTATTGCATTTTTTATCACCTGATTTTTACAAAATTCTATTGCTTCATCTTTTATAAAATCCTGATCAGATGAATGTAAGTGTTTCGTAACCTCCTTTAAATTTTCTACTATGGTGGTTTTTAATACATCATTTTCCACTTTGTCTAACTCTACCTTCATTACTTCTAATGTAGGTTGTTGTTTATATTTATTAAAATAATCTATGATACATCTTACAATCCAGATATTTGTTTCAGATTCAAAATATTTCGGATCCAAGATATCTAATATCTGTTGCAAAAATGCCTTGTCCGTGAATAAAGCTGCCATAAGCTTCATTTGAAACGAATACCCAAATTTACTAAAATTATCGCTCATTCTTAAATGCCTGTAATGGTATAAATGTATCCTTTAACCACATTTCGTGATTACGGATAGCTCCTGTTAATTGATCTTCTAATAACATTTGTTGGAATCTGAATTTATTAAATTTGTTAACCTTATTAATATTATCCATAATATTTAATTTATGTGTCCCTGAAATATCAACTTCGGTTAATTGCATTAATTTATAATTTAATTCTAACAATTCTCGATTATCATGTATCATTTGAGTAACCTTAAAATCAGAATCTTTTGTAGCTTCAATTAATTCATCTATTCCAATTTTTTTATCTTCAAATAATATAGGTAATCTTTTTTGTAAAGTTTTTAGCCCTGTCCCAGGAATACCCGGAATGCAATCCGATTTATCCCCTGTCAATAATCTATATGTTAAATAATTGTGGGCTGGAACTTTAAAATCATTTTTAACATCATTTTCAAAGTATAATTTTTTCTTTGTAGGAGACCATACTGTTATCCGGTCATCTACTAATTGCAAAAAATCCTTATCCGATGACATAATAAAATGTTTACTTTCTTTTAATACTTGCTTACAAATATAAGCAATAACATCATCTGCTTCTACCTTATCTATACAAAACATTGATATAGGTAAGGTATCTAAATATTGTGATAGCCTACCCAATTGCATACTCATATTTTGTCTAGTCTGATCAGGTGTGCTATCAACCTTTATTGATCTATTAATATTTTCTGTTGGTTTTCTTTTTGCTTTATAATCAGGAAATAATTTTCTCCGTCTTTGACTACCGCCCTTACCATCAAATACTATAATAACCCTTGTAGGTTTTATATTTTTAATCGCATAACCGATAGATAACATTGAACCTGATATTCCACCAACATGGACTCCGTTACTATTTGTAACTGGAGATATTGCCCAAGATCTAATAAAGGTATTTAACCCATCAACCAACAGGACTCTATCATTAAGTCCCATTGGTTGTGAATTATTTTCCTTTAAGGTTTCTAATATCGAAAAGTATTTATTTTTTGCCATATTATTAATATAAGTAAATATTTACATTTTTCCAAATAAAAAACGTTAAAGTTATGAACATTAAGCTTCTGGAACTGGTTCTTCAGATATTTCAACATCATCAATGCCCAATTTATCTGTTTTGTAATCCATTATAACAGCACTACAAATCGAATTGTAAATTTGTTCTTTTAATTCTGGATTACTGTCCATTAACTCATTAAAGTCTTTAGATAAAAACTTATGTTCTTTGCCGCTCTCGATATCTGTATATGTATACCAAGCACCGGCTAATTTGATTAATTTACGATCCTTCATGACCTGGAGCCATCCGCCATAGTCATCTACTCCACTATCAAAATAAATCTCAAATTCAGCTGTTCTTAATGGTGGTCCCATTCTATTCTTAACAACTACTGCTTTAGTCTTTATTCCTATAGTCTGATCTTTTCCATCAATTTTGGATTTAATTTGACCTGCGGCTTTTAATCGTAATCTACAACTTGCATGAAATCCTAGAGCTTTACCTCCAGAAGTGGTCCAAGGATCACCGAACATTACACCTAACTTTTGACGTAACTGATTTGTAAATACCAAACAAACTCTTTGACGGCCTATAAGCTGTGTAATTTTTCTCATAGCTTTCGACAGCACAATTGCCTTGCTAGTTGCCCAACCATCTTTATCATAATCTGCTGATTGTTCTACTTTTGTTGTTGCTGCTGCTACTGAATCTACTACAATACTAACTAATCGATCCTTTTGGGATTCTCTTACTTTTACTATAATATCTTCAACCACCTCAAATATATCTTCAACTGCCTCCAATTGAATATATAACATATTTGTAACATCAACACCAATACAACGTAGAAACTCTTCATTCATCGCGTTCTCTGTATCGATATAGACAGCTAAACCACCTTTCTTCTGAGTATTAGCTAACATATGTCCCGCTAATAGTGATTTACCAGATGCTTCAAGACCGGTTATTTCGGTAATTCTACCAACCGGTATACCACCATATGGTCTGTTTGAAATTGCTAGGTCTAACATTGATGATCCCGTGGATATCCACTCTGTTAGGTCTGTAGGCGTTTCATCATGCCCATCAAGAAAATAAGCTACCTTAAAATCTTTAAACTTTTTGTTCAAACTACTCGCTAGAGTATTAGCCAGGTCATCCCTGACAGGTTTCTGTTTTTTCGCCATAATTATAACCTCTATTATTTATTGAATAATTCATCAAATGCTGCACCAACATCCTCTACTTTCTTAGTATCTGAAGTTGCTGCTGGTTCTGTAGATGTTCCTGATGTATCACTAGATTCAGTAGCTGCTTCTGGATCTAACCATTTAGCTAATGCATCTTTTAAATCATCATACGAAACTTCTTTGAAAATTGAAAAAATATCTTTTTGATCATTAACAATTTTCTCTGCAATATTTTTATCCTCTGTTGCCGGAGTTTGATTAGGTTTTACTCTAATCGAAGTCTTTGGAAAACTTCCCTGACCCTCTGACGGTGTAAATTCAACCGCGATATCTCTACCACTGCTTAAATCCGTAATGTCACCATAATCAGGATCTGAAATAAAACTTAGTAATTCTTGATAAACTTGTTTACCGAATCCCCAAAATTTAACTCCCTCAGACTCTTGACCTCTAACTATGATAGGAACATATGTTCTCATTTTAGGTTCCATCTTTCTAGCCATCTGCCAATCTTCTCTATTACCCGTTGCTTTTAGTTTTTCAGCAAATTCCACTACTGGATCTGCTTTACCAAATGTAACTGGTGATAGATAATTCTTTTCGCCCAAATCATAATGAAAGTATAATTCCAAAAACGGATTATCTTTGTCATGTTGGTAAGGTACGATTCTGATTTGTTGGTTACCAGGTTCTGGTTTCCATAGATTGTTTTGTCTCCCTGTTTGGGATTGTAACTTGTTGAGCTTTGCTCTAATAGCGTCTAAATTAATTGC